TTCGGTGGTGGGACATACGCCCTTCCGTCGTTCCGGTTCTTCACGGTCTCTTCAGTTGTCAAGGTTCCGCCCCTCTAGGGGACCCCTAAAGTATAGCAACTATTGGGGAGCATTGGTGGCATTGAAAAAAGTGCCTCTGAGCAGGGGTTTTGCGACAAAAGTGCTGGTCAGGGGCACTTTTTTGGCTCCCGGGGCACTGGAAAATGAGAATGATTCTCATTTATGGATTTGCCCATATTTGGGGCGGATTTGAAACACTGTCGGGAAATGGAATCATCATTGAAGTAGCAGAAAATTTCTTGCCACCAATACACGAGATGACTCTGCCGCTTGGGTATCTTGTGCAGACCACCAAACCAAGGGAGACAGAATGGGGCGTAAGAAAGTCAGGGTTGTCAGGCTGAACGAAGAGCGGTTGGAAGACCCCGACCGGCTCACCTCTTGGCAACTACGAACAGGGGAAACAGTGGAAGTTGGTGAGACCGTACTCATCCTCTACCACAGCACTGAAAGATGGCAGGAAGCAACTGTCAAGAGAATCACTGAAAGTTCCGGTGTAGCAACCTTTCACTTTCACATTCCAGTACCCGGTTCAATATCAATACTAGAGAACCGAGTGAAGAAGATAAAGAAGAAGCAAGGCCGTATCAAGAAGACCAAGTAACCAAGGAGAAGAAATGTCAAGTTCAACCGAGTCCATGTTTATCTCAGCAATCCTGCGACAAGAAGACCACCAGACACCTGTGCTTGGTGGCGTGAAGCCACACTGGTTCGTAACTCATCACGAAGAGTGGGAGTGGATTGACCGGTACATCTCTCGTCATCGTAAGTGTCCTTCAAAGGTTCTCTTCAAGGACAAGTTCCCGAACTTCACTGTCTTGAAGTCTGATGACGTTGAATACTGTCTGACAGAACTGAGGGGCGAGTATCTCAAGCGTTCTCTGGTTCAGGTCGTGAATGAGACCGTGGAGAAAATCAAGAACGATGATGAAATCCCTAACATCCTCTCCGCCATGCAATCTTCAATCGTTGCTCTTCAGGCTGACTCAGACGGCATGGCTAACGAGAGTGACGTAGTTGATGACTGGGAAGTGGCGTATGACGAAGTTGCTCGTCGTTACGAGAGGATGGCAGAGAAAGGCATTGCCGGAGTACCTACAGGGTTCACGACTCTGGACATGGTGACAGGTGGAGCACAGCCCGGTGACTATTGGATTGTCGCTGCTCGTCTTGGTCAGGGAAAGACTTGGACTCTTCTGAGGATGGCGGCTACTGCTGTCTATCGTGGGTTCACTGTTCAGTACGATGCACTGGAACAATCACGAGCACAGATTGCGATGAGAGCACATGCATTTCTTTCAAGTGCCCATGCCAAGGATTCGTTCCAGACGCAAGACCTGATGGCTGGCAAGAACTTTGACTTGCTGGCGTACAAAGAATTCCTGAAAGGTCTTCGTGAAACACTGTCCGGCAAGTTCATCGTGAACGATACGAGTCGTGGCAGGGTTACACCTTCATCCATTGCGGCTCAGATTGAGAGGAACAAGCCTGACGTTGTGTTCATTGACTACTTGACGCTGATGAATGGTCAGCAGGGAGACTGGCAAGCCATTGCATCGCTGTCTGCCGAACTCAAGGGCATTGCCATGAGATACCAAGTGCCCATCATTGCGGCTGCTCAAATCAACCGAACGGCAATTGGAGAAGACCTTCCGGGGGCAGAGCACCTTGCTGGTGCAGATGCCATTGGTCAGGATGCCGATGCGGTTCTCACCATGAAGCAAGTTTCACGACATGTCATCAAGATGAAGTTGGCGAAGTACAGGCATGGTGGAGATGGTCAGGTCTGGTTCAACGAGTTCCGTCCTAACTCTGGAATGTTCTTGGAGATTGACGGAGATACCGCAGACGAAATCATTGCAGAGGATAAGGCAAACTCATGAACGACACTTACCCGAAGTTTGTTCTGAAGAACCTAGATGTTCGTACCCGTTCCGGTGTTGAGTGGCAGTGTCTTTGTCCATATCACGAGGATTCATCGCCATCGTTCAGCATCAATGTTCGTAAGGGTCTGTTCATTTGCTATGCCTGCGGTGCTAAGGGAAACATGGACGACTTGGCACAACACTTGTCCGTGAAGTCTCCGAAGCCAGTGCCAGAGACGATTGAAGAAGTTGAGGCGAAACTTGAAGAAGTATCAACTGCACTCAGCAATGGTCGCAACACAAAGTTTCGTCCAATCGTCAGTGGCACATTCTGGACTAGTCGCTACAGGATTGGTGATGAATGGAAGAGCCAGTGGGGTGTACGCCTGCCATCATTGGTTAGAGACCAGAAACTCACCGATGCGTTCTGCATAGGGTACGACCACATTGCCAACGAACTCATCATTCCGATATTTGATTATCATGGCTCTGCGGTTTCGTGTGTTCGCAGAAGGCTCGGAAGTTTTGATGGTCCGAAGTATCTGTACAGCAAGGGGTTCAAGACATCCCACAATCTGTACGGTGCTTGGCAAATCATGAACATGGGAATCAAGAACGCCAAGGTTGCGGTAGTTGAAGGAACGATTGATGCCCTATCGTTGTGGGAAGTTGGTATTCCGGCAGTGGCTATTCTTGGTTCAAACTTCTCAGCGACTCAGACCAAGATTCTCAAGAGTCTGGATGCCAGTTTCATTGTCCCCATGACAGACAACGATGCGGCTGGCAGAAAGGCTAGTTGGCAAATCGCAAACGCAATGGCAGGTTCTCATTCCATTGTGTTGAAGCCAACCGTGTGGGCTAGTGGCAAGAAGGATGTAGCCGAGATGAGTCCCATTGAACGGTTGAACGCTTTCAAGAGTGCACAACTCTGGAGTGATTGAATTTCATTGATTGGCTTGACATACACTGCCATACGCTCAGTACACTCACCAATGACGGTTACCCCCTTTCCCGTCCTCCTTGGTGGAGCGAACCCCTGCCGGTTTCTTGGTTTGTCCGGCAGGGGTTTCGCAGTTCTAGGCACTAAATAGTTTGCCTCTCCACAAAGCGTCACCATTACGAATGGCTACCTGCTCGTACCAGAACTCTCCGGTATCACTGTTGTAAGGGATGACAGCGAGTCCCTGTTGCCAGTCTTCAACGATGGGCATAGGGCGACCGTCCAAGTCAAAGCCACCCTTCGTGCTTGGCACTACTCCATCAACACGAGCCAAGCACCCGGGACTTGCAGCCAGAATTGTCTTGGGACCGTCAAAGTCTTCTCGTGTTCGTTCAGCCCATTCACGGCGATGAATGTGACCATAGACGACAGACGTTTTCTCGGTAGCCAAATATTTGTGGGCGGTAGACCCACCACTTGCCACCTTGTTTCCATGAATGACACGAATACGCTCAGTAATCCAGTGATTGCCTGCTGGATATCCCGGCTTGTAAACAATGCCGAACTCATCAAAGCGACACAAGAACGGAACAGACATTACAGGGAACGAGTTGGGAAGATTGCCCTGCCTCAACCCGAACGCTGCTGAAGCATTGTCCAAGATGTAGTTGGGCAAGCGTTCTTCGTGATTGCCAGCGACAATCTCTGCATCTGGGGCGGCAGAACGAACTTCTGCACAGAGTGTCGTAGCCCTGTCAATCGCAGCCTGAGTCGTGTGCTTGAAGGCAGGTGTGCTGCGATACTTTCCGAACTCACACAAGTCCAGATTGTCGCCAACCATGATGACTTGCGACGGCTTGGCTTGTCTCACAATCTTCAGGGCAACGGCAATCGCATCCTCGTCGTGGATTGGCTCATAGTCTCCACTGGCATTGCGGAAGTAGCCAATCTGCATGTCAGGAAGAACGACAGCAGTGCTCAAATCTGTCGGGGCAACTCCAGTTGACTTAGGGGCACGAACAACAACAGGCGGTCCTTGAACGACAGGATTCCAAGTCGGTCCCTCCGCCCACTTGGGACTGAGTTGAATACCGATGAGGTCGTGCGTCTCTGCCTCACCGAACTCATTCTTTGTGATGTTCTGGTACAGACTGACACGCTGGATAGCACCAACATCTTCAGCGTCAATTCCATTACGCTCCAGAAGTTCTGCAATCTTTCCTGCGGCAGACTTGCTCCCAGCAGGGAGATTGCTACTGAATTCGCTCATTGGGAAACCTCCATCATCTGAACTTTCAGTTTGTGTCTCCAACGCCGAATCGTTGTTTCACTTGCTTCAATTCCAAGCGTCTTCTTCAAGGCTATCTGAATCATTGGTGCAGTGATGTCGTTGTCGTTCAACGCTTCAACGAACTCTTCAAGAGAACCATCGTTCTTCTCACGCAAGGCAATGCATGTTGACTCCCACATGTTTGCCACCTGCATTTCAAGCGAGTCTTTGAACTGTCCCATAATCACACCTTCCAAGGGCTTTCACCACGAACAACATTGCCCGGGCGAACATCAAATTTGTACACCTTCTTACGAATTGACCATGCCAACGCACCGGCAATGAACGTGTCCGGTGGGTGACCAGAACCGTACAAGTCTTTGTTGGTGACGTACTTGTGTTCACTGTACGGAAACTGGATGCGTGGGCAACGGATTCCATACTGCTCAATACCAGCGATGTACTCAGTGAAGACAGTTTCACGTTCACGCCCCCTGAGTACAACTGCCTTGACCTTCTTGCGGTCGTACTCAATCAAGTCATCTACCACGTTACCGATACCGGTTGCGTCGTGGACACAGATACCACCGTAGGCTTCAAGCCGTGCGTTGAGGTCGTTGACCATATCTGTCCAAGGTTTTCTTCCGGTTCGTAGAAATGCCACTTCCACCCACGGGCTGACATCTGTACGGAAGGTACGAATGACCGTGAAGTCCTTTTCCTTTGCCCAGTCAACTCCGGTGACGTAGGACGCACCCTGCTGAGGCTCTTCAATAACCACACGCTCGTCAAGGTCACCAACGAAAGTGCCAAGGTCATGGTCAAACATAGCCTCAACAAATTGCGTGTCAATGGCACGACCATCAAACGATGGTTCCTGCAAGTCATACTCAACCTCCCACATGCGGGTAGAAACTTCCATTTTCTTTCTCTCAACCATTTCCCCAGAAAGCCAGCCGGGGTGCTTCTCTGTACCCATTGACTCACGCCAACACCATTCGTACACTCCCCAACCCTTCTCGTTCGCTCGCTTGAGAAGTTCGGTCATCGTTCCATCTGGGTACTGGTGGGTACTTGAAACAACCGTCTGAGAAAGCAAGCCACGAGCATCCATTGGCTGACCCTGTGCGGCTTCAAAGAGTTCAAGTTCCATTTCGTCAACCTCGTCCAGCCTTAGGCGTTGAGGGTGCGGTCCACGAACAGACTTCTGCGAAGCCATAAGAGCGATAATCCACGCACCGTTCTTGAGTCGGGTCGTGAACTTCGTAGGCTCACCATCCAGCAGGGCACGGGGTGCTAGGTCGTAGTACCACCGTTCGTGAGTCACTTCATGGACTCGTTGTGACTGGGCGGCAGAACCACCAAGCACTGTCACTTGTGCCCCTAGGGTTGCGGCTTCAACGATGCATAGAAGCCCCATCAGGGTGGACTTACCGCCGAACCCTCGTGATGCCTTCCAGACAGTGACGGGGTGACGACCGAAGTACGCATCGGCAAATGCATGAAATGGGGAAGTGTGGTCACGACAGACGCTGTGTCGTGGAATCGTGATGCCCCACACCACACGCACATACTCCCATAGTTCATCGTCGTCTTGTGGTAGCCGTCCGAGAACAATGCTCATTGATTATCTCCAAAGCAGAAGTGTTATGAAGGCAGCGTACACTGCCATGAATATCAATAGAGACCAACTGAAACGCATGATGTGATGCTACACGACGAGGCGGTCGGGGTCGGGGGAGGGTGGTCGGCGGGTCGGGTCGTCGTCAGCCTATGGCTAGAACCAAGTACCGTAGTTCAATCCTCATCAATGTACTGCATCACTACGACTAACAGAAACGAAGCATTGCCTGACGCATGGCATAGAAGTCCATCATTGCCCCTTAGAATCGTTTCTGACAGCCTCTAACGGGTCAGAGTTCGTTCCATGCCATCTGAAACGAAGCAACGGTCGTGGAGTTTCCTAGGTTCTCAAGGGAGGCGACGTACTTCGTGTTCTTCTTCATGGTCCAATAGACAGCAGAAACGAGACCGCCACCAGTCTTGTTGCCACCAGAGGGAATCACATCGTCCACGAGAACGGTTCCGCCACTGATGCTCGTGGGGTCACTGAACAGGGTCATCGTTGCGGCAGCAGAATAGTTACGATTCACATGCACTGGAGTGATGGCAGTCGTTCCGTTGGTGACAGTGGGTGACTCCAAAGCCTTGAAACGAAGTGACTGGGTGGCAGCGGTCAGCCCATACTCAATGACGAGGCAATCCTTGTTGCCCGTATTGAACTGGAAATACACGGTAGCCCCAGCCGAGATGGACAAGTGGTTAGCCGTATGGAACGTGTTCTCCGCACGACTCAAATCAATAGCATCCCCGAAAATGTAATTCTGACTAGGCATGACCAACCCTCAATGTTGTGTGTGAACGAACACATTGTGACATGCCCGTGTGAGAAATGCTAGAGCCAAAACCACCGTAAAATTTTGGGGCTAGGGGCAATTCCGCTTCTGCCCCTTCTCTGCAAAATCCGGGCAGGGGGGTGCAGTGGTGCAGGCGTGGGTCAGTGTCGGTACGGGTGGATGCCGAGCAGTGCGAAGAACCGTTCCACTGCCTTCCGCTCGTCCTCGTCCCTTGGCACGACACGCCGGAGCACTGGTGCAATGTCTTGGATGACACGGTGCATGTCATTGGTTCTATTGGTACGGTTCTCCATCATCGTCACTGTCATCGTCCTCCGTGTGGTGGGAGTCAGACACTACACCGGAGACAAGTTGCTTGCCTGCTTCTCTCAATGCGTTGATGTAGGATTCCTTATCCCCATCGGCAAGGATGACCGTCTCCTTCCCAGAGGAAACTTCAAGCCTCTCAGCGGCGTTGAGACCGAAGAGCCTTTCCATTCTGTCCATGATGGATAGTGCCGCAGACATTGATGGCAAATCCTTCTGGTTCACATCCGCCCATATGAGCATGAGCATGTGCTCCAGTCTTCCGTAATGGATTCGTCGTAGTTCTCCAGCGTTCTCCTGCAGGGACGCTTTCATTCCCCTCTGCACCGCTTTGCGAGCAGCACTGGCATCGTTGTATCCCAATTGCTGGGCGATTGCACCATACGATGCACCTGCCAGTTTCAACGCCATTGCTCGTCGTGTCTTCTCTCCCACCGACATCTTGTGACGTAGTGCTACGGGATTGTCAATCTCAATCTCACCACCATCACTACCGTCGTTGATGATTCGTCCGTAGACCACTTCTGGCACTAACGGTTGTCCTTCGTTATTGGTGTCATTACTCATGTCATCGCTCTCCTTACCAATCATCATAACGCACACTCTACGACCTTGCCATTACCCTCTATTTCACTCTCTGACAGTCGCTATCATGTGCTCGTGTACATAGTGACGGTTGAACCAATCTGGGGCTTCTCAGGGGAGTATTCCATTGAGACGGTGAAGGTCATGCTTGGATACAGATACGGGAGATACTTCTCTATTACATCCCTAGAGGAAGTTCCTAATCGCCATTCTCTCCCAGCAGAACATTTCGCTATTCACTCCCACGATGTTCTCCCCTACGTTGAAGACGGGGAACAAGTCATAGGGATTGTGCATCGTCATCCCCCCGGAAATATCAAGCCATCAATGAATGACATCCTTGGTATCCCCACGGGTGTGCTTGGTGCAGTGTGGTGTGAAGGGAACATCGCTTGGTACACCAGTAACGGTGTAACCAGTGTTCGCTACTTGTTGTCTCGGTCTAAGTGCCAATCAATGTGACCTGACAAGCGTTCATCAACCTTGTCAACCTTGGTCTCAACACGCTTGAGGATTCTCATGTTCTCCCCGTGTTGCTCGGTATTCCTCTTGTCAAACCTTGACAGGAACCACATCATCGGTCCACCAATGATGGCTACAGCAATAGGAATCCAAACGGCTTCCATGTCTCAGCCAAACATCTTCTTCCAAGTGACGGGACCAACGACACCATCGGTAGTCAGACCATTGCTCAACTGCCACGCCTTGACCTTGGCTTCAGTGCCTCCACCGAAGTCTCCGTCTACAGGGCTAGCACCAACGATGGTCTGAACCAACTTCACTGCGTCACCCTTGCTCCCCCGACGAACAGGAGAACCGGGGTAATTGAGAATGATTCCAGTGCCCTTGGGACTCAACTCGGGAGCACCAGAACTAGGAGCCTTGGCAGGAGCCGGTGCAGGAGTGTGGGTAGAGCCATTCGGAGCCGCATCACCTAGGCAATACTGCCAATGCCATGCCTCAAATTCCTTGGACTTCGGGTCACTCGTCTGAAGGTAGAAGCCATACTTCGGAGCGTTCTCACACATCCATTCAAAGCATGCACCACCCATCGCCGTCAACTTGCCCCCAACGTCATAGCCAAGGTCAATCGCCAATCCCCAACCGTGATTGGAACCCTTCTTGCCAGTGGGGTCAGGAGCCGCACTAGGTGCTTTGCCCTTCTTCAGATACCAAGTCTTGCCCTCGTACTGACGGGTCACCTGCGGAGACCTACCAGTGTCAGCCGTGTCGTACCTATCCAAGAACATCTTCAACTGACCATCAAACGAACGGTAGTCGCCAATGTTCTTCAATTTGAACCCTGCACTCAGAGCCGCATCGTAAAGAGCATTGAAGTGTTCAGCAACAGGTGCATACATCAATCCACCGGTCTTCACCTTGGCAAGAAGATTCTCAGGCAATTGCCCATTCTTGTGATTCTTCAACGCCGAGGGCACAACCAACTTGATAAACGGATAACCCATCACTCACTTCCCTTCTTGGAAGGCAGGAACGCCTCATTGATTTCTTCCTTGGTCAATTTACCATCAAGCGAAGCACGAGCCAACCGCTCAATCACCTGAGCACAAGCGGCAAGTCCGGCAAGAGCCGCCGATTGCAGAACCGAAATGTCCTGCTCGGTGAAAGCGTTCAGCACGGACGAACCACCAACAATGCTCAATGCAGATGTCAGGAAAGTCGCTACGATACGACCAGCGATGTCAGTCAGTTTGCTCTTCATTTTCGTCCTCCGGTATTAGAAGCCCTGATAGTTGTATTGCCACACCCAACGCAGTGAGTAGAACACCTGTCTTGAAGACCGAACCAGTAACGGTCATCAATACAAATCCTGCACCTACGACACTCCATCCGAGTGCCACCAATTCTCTCATAAATCTCTTCATAAGTCACTAACTCCGTCTAGAACTTCTGGATGACGCAGAGGCTGGAATCACCACTGCTGCGGTTGTAGCCGCAATCACGACTCTTCGTTGACCCACAGAAATGCGTGAATCAAGCGGAACATAAGAGTCAAACTGTCCCCCGTACAAGTCCACCGTGGCTTCAAACTCCTCTTTGACATCTTCGGGTGCATTGGTCATTGCTTCAGCAATAGCCTCAGCCTGCTCGTCCGTCAATTCAGCACTAGCAATGTCTTCAATGAGTGACACGATTTCTTCATCACTCAATTCGGCAAGATTCTCCGGCTCCAGAATCGTGCTGATTTCTTCAGTGGTCAGACCATCAAGAATGTTCTCTTCAACCGGCTCTTCTTCGGCTGGCTCTTCAGGGATAGAACTCACAGAAGAGGCAGGGTCTTCCAATGGCACGGTGGATGTCGTGCTTGTTGGCAACTCCGGTGTTGTGGTTGTTGTACTGGGTTCTGTTGTTGAAGACGACTGCGAAACGACCGTTGATTCCGACGATGGGCTTGTAACAGGGACAGTCGTAGTCGCCACACTGCTCGTTGTAGTAGTCGTGGACGGGGATGTCGTCGTCGTGCTCGTCGTTGAAGTCGTCGTCGTAGGAACCGAAGATGTCGTCGTAGTGCTTGTAGTCGTCGTCGGTGGCAGCGTCGTCTGGATAACAGGTGGGGCACTCGTAGTCGTTACAACCGTAGTTGGAGGAACTGTCGTTGACGTAGTGGTGGTAGTTACCCATGTCGTTGTCGTCTCCGGCTCTGTAGTGGTGCTAGTTGCTGATTCAGACGGAAGTGAATTTACTTCAACAGTGTACGAAGTGCCATACCACGCATCTGGATTGCCACAACACACTCCAGCACGAAGACGGTATGAACCAGACGGCAATTCAATCTCAATCCATGAATCCAGATTGAAGTAGTCATCGTTATCAGCGACCAATGTTCCGTCTGCCCTGTAGAGCCAGAGCATTGAGTCAATCTGGCTGGATTGCCAAGCGTATGCACGAGCCTTGAACACCGAAGGTTCGCTGTACTGGAACCAGAAATCACGATTCTCTTCGGTAATGGTCAATGTTGCTGATTCTTGGGCATCGGCAGAAGAGCCGATGAACATTGCCAACACTGGGGCAAGTGGAATCAGCACACGCAGACTCTTGAACACTTGCCACCTCACACTACATAGACACCCCGAGTGTAATCAGTGTGGGTTCAGAATTCTAGTGTTGGTGCTTGTTCTTTCTTCGCTGTAACCAACATCACCTTCAACATTGCAATCTGAAGGTTCGCTTGTTTCAACTGTTCAAGAAGTTCATTGATAACGCCCTCAGCGTCCACTTGTTGCTCGCTCATCGTGCCTCCAATTCAGTGACTTTCGCTTCAAGTGTAGCGATTCTTCCACGACTTTCCTGCAATGCAATAGTAAGCAGACTCATCCACCCGTTCGGGCTGATTCCGTTCGGTGGTGTACGAACGAAATTGCCGTCTTCATCAGCATCCATGCCATGTGTGGCGAGGAATGGTGAAATGTCGTTCATGTCTTCTGCCATCGGACCCACTTCGGGGATATTGGGGGCGGTTTTTCTGTTCCACAACAACACATCAACTTCGTCAATCATGGACGGCGTAAGGACACCGGAAAGGCTCTGGATGTTCTCTTTGTCGTC